AACGCCCGAATTGTGCCTTCCAAGAAGGTTCCTCTGGACGAAGCTGGTGCAAACTATCTGTGTCCCATTGTCAAGCTGAACAATGACAATGAAACCGAAGACGATGCTGCTGCGCTGACCATCTATCTGAAGCGTGACACCAACGTTGAAACTGACCGCGTGTCCCTGGCAAGAAAGACCGACATTTCTGTTGACAAGCACTATGTTGTTGCTCTGTCCAACACTGCAAAGGTTGTTCTGGCTAAGTTCAAGAAGTAAGAAAGGGCTGATTCCCCATGATTATGTCTGTTGCCGAACTGAGGATGTTCGTTGACATCAACGAAGATGATTTTGTGCTTGAAGCCAAGCTTCAGGCACTTGAAAGTCTTGTTCATGGCTATACGAACAACAACTTCAGAAAGCATATGGTTGACGGCGTGATTGTCTATCCTGCCGATGTGAAAATGGGTGTTGTGAATCTGCTGAAATGGGAACTGAACAACCGTGACAAGGTCGGCGTTGCTTCCGAGAGCATTTCTAGACATTCCGTGACCTATTTCGACATGACGGGTGACAATTCCATCATGGGATATCCGAAAGCCTTGATGGACTTCCTGAAGCCTTACAAAAAGGCACGGTTCGGACAGGGGTTGAGTGTATGAAGGGAATCGGCGGCAACACATTGGCAAAAATCCAGGTCTTTACGGTATCCAAGAATGAAATTGGTGAAACCGTGAAGACCTGGGTGGATGCCCAAACCATCAAGGGATGGCTTGACCTGTCATCCGGTGATTCCAGATACACAACCTACCATGCCAAAATGCAGGAATCCACACATGTTTTCGTTGCTGATTATGCACCGATGTCTGCGAACATCAATGCGGAGAATTCCAGAATGATTGTTGACGGGAAGCGATACGATATCCTTCTGATTGACAATCCGATGGGGTTGCGGTATGGATCACAGCTTGAATTTTACCTTCGTTTCACAGGAGGACAATGACATGCCTGTTGAATTTACCGACAACAGTGTCAAAGTCAAAGAGAGCCTTGAAGAAGCCTGTGTTGCTTATCTTTACGAAGCGGCAGGCGAACTGGAAGCACAAACGAAGCGCAATTCACGCCCCGTGAAATATGGCAGGCACGATGTTCGTGGCAATTGGAAGTATTCAGTTGACGAAAAAGGCCTGGAAGCCAAAGTGGGAAACCCTTTGGAAGCGGCATTTTGGGAAGAACTTGGAACAGGTGAATACGCCTTAAACAAGGACGGTCGAAAAGGTTGGTGGGTGTACGTTGAAGGCAATGACACGCCAAGTGCCAATCAAAAACAATATTCTGAGCAGGAAGCGAAAGAAACAGCTGCATTCCTGCGAAGTCAAGGATTGGATGCCCATGCGACAAAGGGTACTGAAGCAAACAGACCTTTGTACAGGGCGTTCACATCTTTGAGAGCGGCGTTGATCCGCAAGGCTGAAGAAGTGCTGGGAGGACGTATGAAATGATGATTGAAACGCTGAACTTAATCAGACAGGGCATGGAAGAAATGGGTTTGGAATATGAATTCGGAACCTACAACGGAAACCCTGTCAAGTATCCGTATTGGGTTGGCGAGTATCAAGAGTTTGAAGCCATCACGGAAGACGGCCTTCACGAAAGCACTTTCGTTCTCAACGGCTTCAGCCGTGATGCATGGATGACGCTTGAACTTGCAAAAGCGAAAATCGAAAACTATTTCGGCAGAGTATCGGGCAAAACAGCCATCGTGAGCAACGGCTCCGGTGTGGCTGTTTTTTATTCTGATGCGATGATTGTTCCGACAGGTGATGCGGAACTGAAACGAATGCAAATCAATCTTAACGTAAAAGAATGGAAGGTGAATTGATATGGCAAAGGAAGGCAAGCACGGCGTATCGCAGAACACGCCCAAGAATGTTCTGTTCGGTGCTGGCACGATCCACAAAGGTCTGAAGTATTCCGGTAATGCTTGGAACTTTGTTGAGTCCATCATTGGTGCTACTTCTGGCGGCTCCAAGCTGTCCATTGTTCCGGAAATCTATGAGATTCCCGTTGATGGTGCGCTTGTTTCCGCAAAGGGTCTGACGGTCAAGAACGGTGAAGTTGGTACTATGGAGATCAACCTGATTGAACTGACCAAAGACATCATCAAGGCAGCTGCAATTGCTTCTGAAGGCGTTTCCGAAGACGTCAACTTCGATGTTCTTGTTTCCAAGGCAAACATTGAAGAGGGTGACTACTTTGAGAACATTGCCTTTGTTGGCAAGACCTTGGAAGGCAAGAATGTGATTGCCATTATGGACAACGCACTTTGCACTTCCGGTTTTGAGCAGGAAGGCAAGAACAAGGAGGGCGCAATCGGCAAGTACACTTTCAAGTGTCATGCTGACCTGGACAGCGATTTGGATACGCTGCCCTGGCGCATCTACTATCCGAAGGCTACGGCCTAATATAAGCGGAAGCCCATTCAACGTGGGCTTCCGTTTTTTTACTATTACCGAAAGGAACTGTTGACAATGAGTGAAATTATGAACGCAGAAGCAAAGGCGAAGCCCTATGTACTGCGGAATCTGACCGCAGATGATATCTTCCCTATGTTCCAGATCATCAACAAAATCGGTTTCAAGGAATTCAAGGGTTGTTTCAATTCTCCTGAAGTGCAGGATGTAATTGCAAAGGCCGCAACCGAAGGCGCAAACAAGAACGAAAACATTGTTGCCGTTGGTGTGGCAGTTGGCATCGACATTGCTGGCGTTATCATTGCCAACATGGAGCGGTGCAAGCCTGACCTGTATTCCTTCCTTGCTGGCCTGTCTGGCATGAGCGTCAGCGAAATCGGCAAGATGCCCATGATTCCCTTCATGGAAATGATTGTTGATGTGATCAAGAAGGAAGAATTCAGGGATTTTTTTCAGGTTGTTTCCAAGCTTCTGAAATAGGGGACATCCGGTTTTTAGACAAGCTTTTCAGCAGATACGCAAGCCCAATGGTTCTGATTGACAACATGATCCGTGGGCGGCGGTTCGCAGAATTCGTGTCTGAATTCGTTGGCATCCTCAACGAAGAAGTCAAGGAACAAGCTGATTTAGAATTGGCGCATCTAAGGTGGGACTTCTGGCTGCATCGTGTTTTTGACATGGGATATGACGAATATCTCAGCCTTGTGAAAGACAGAACAGAACAGCAAGAAACGCCTTCCAACACCAACCTTGAAGAAACCGTCAAGGAATCTATGGAAATCATCAAGGGGTTTAGCCTTTCTTAATTTAAGAAAGGGGATAACTATTTGGAGATATTCCGGTTGCTAGGAACGATTGCAATTGACAATGATGCCGCACTGAAGGCTGTGGGGGACACATCCAAAGCGGCACAGGCTTCCAGCAACGAAACACAAGAAGCATTTCAGAAAATTGGAGCCGTTGCCGGAAGGATTGCCACAGGAATTGGCCTTGCCGGGGCTGCTATTGGTGGCGCATGGGTAGCGGCTATTGAAAGCACAAGGGAATACAGAACGGAAATGGGGAAGCTTGACGCTGCGTTTCAAGTGGCAGGCCATTCTTCCGAAGTGGCAAAGAAGACCTATTCGGATTTGAATGCTGTGCTTGGGGACAGTGCGCAAGCAACAGAAGCGGCACAACACCTTGCGAAGCTGACGAAGAACGAAAAGGAACTTCAGACATGGACGGATATCTGTACAGGCGTATATGCGACATTCGGTGAATCCCTTCCAATCGAATCGTTGACCGAATCGAGCAATGAGGTTGCCAAAAGCGGCGTTCTGACAGGCGGTTTGGTCGATGCCCTTGTTTGGGCAGGAATTAACGAAGAAGAATTCCAGGCCAAACTTGATGAATGTTCTTCTGAGCAGGAACGGCAGAACCTAATTATGAACACGCTGAACGGCACTTATTCCAAAGCGTCTGACCAATATAAGAAAACCAACAAAGATGTCATGGACGCACAAAAGGCACAAGAAAAGCTGACAGATGCTTTTGCGGAACTTGGAAGAATTGGCGAACCGATATTGACAGCCATCAAGACGAAGGTTGCGGAGATGGCTTCCGCTGCCATACCACATCTTGAAAACTTTGTCAACAAAGTCAAAGACATTGCAACGTGGATCAAGGACAATCAAGACACAATTCATCAGTGGGTCGGCGTTATTACTGGCGCAGGCGTTGCCATTGGTACATTTCTCTTGATTCTGAATTGGGGAACCATCATGTCAACAGCGGCAAACGCTTTGAAGGTGGTTCGGACGGCTATACTTGGCATGAATGCGGCAATGCTTGCCAATCCCATTGGTTTGCTCATAGCGGTTATTGCTGGACTTGTAGCGGCTTTTGTGTATCTGTGGAATAACGTTGACGGATTCCGTGAATTCTGGATTAAAGCGTGGAACTTGATAAAAACTTCTGCTTCTTCTGCATGGAAAGCAATCACGAACACCTTTTCAAAGATTGGTTCGTGGTTCAAAGAGAAGTTCCAGCTTGTTCAGAATGCCGGAAAAGACGCAATGGATAAAGTGAAGAAATGGTTTTCAGACACATACAAGGGGATCACAAACACCTTTTCCAATATTGGAGGGTGGTTCCGTGGGAAGTTCCAATCTGCCTGGAATTCCATAAAGTCTGTGTTTTCCGGATGGACTTCGTTCTTTGGTGGACTATGGACAAAAATCAAATCGAAATTCAGTGCCATCGGCTCTTCCCTTGGAACAGCAATGGGAAATGCCGTAAAAAACGGTTTGAATAAAGCACTGTCTACCATAGAAAAAGCAATCAACAAAGGCATCGGCTTAATCAACAGCGCAATCGGCCTTGCAAACAAGCTGCCGGGTGTGAATGTTGGCAAGGTATCGACAGTAAAACTGCCTAGACTTGCAAAGGGCGGTGTTCTTGAAAAAGGACAAGTCG